AACGAGAATACCAAAACTGTTGATTGCGATTGGTACCACAGGATAGACAACTGGGAAAACTATTGTTCTTATTTGGGGTCTGGAGAGAAAGATAAAATATCTAGACCATCAAAATTATTATTTAGTTATCGAGAATTCAATAGAGTTGGCCAAGACAGTGAAGAACCTGAATTAGGTGACTAATTACGAGAGCAACAGGAGAAGATTATTATGTCATCTACATATGGAGACGATGCATCGGTTTCCGGCACCCTTTTAGTTACCGGATCCACGACTTTCAATGAGGACAGTCACCCAACCTATGATTTTAGAGTGGAGTCTGACAGCAGACCTTACGCCTTATGGGTTGATTCTGGAAACGACAGAGTAGGCCTTGGTTGCTTTGTAGAACCAAACAACACTTTGGAAATTCATCATGAAGGCGGGGATGCAGATCAAGGGATTATGATTATTCGCTACGACGGAGCGGTTTATACGAATAATCTTCTTGGCGGAATCGGCTTCGACTCGGCTGACCCTGTTGCAACCCGACCAAGCTCTCCAACTGGCTCCGGAGCTTACATTATAAGCTACGCGGCTGAAAACCACTCTGCGACAAACAAGGGTGGTTATCTCACTTTTGGTACGAAGGCAACGGGAGTCGGAAACGACGCCGATGCAACCGAAAGGATGAGGATCGCCGCCGATGGAAAAATAGGCATCGGCACCTCCGATCCGCAAGAACAACTGCAGGTTATCGGCACCGCACGCGTTTTAAAAAATAACAATTCAGCCGGCGCCAAAGCAAAATTAATTTTGGCCAAATCCAAAGGCACCGAAGGTTCGCCAACTGTTATGTCAAGCGGAGACACTATCGGATCGGTTGAATTTAATGCATATGATGGCGACACTTTTGAGACAGCAGCCGAGATTTATGCGAAAGTAGATACTACTCCGGGAGATGGCGATATGCCGGGCGCCCTATATTTCGCTACAACGGCAGATGGAGCGGCTTCTACTACAGATAGAATGGTTATCGATTCAGCCGGCTCGGTGGGAATTGGCACTACTTCTCCAAAAGTCCCACTCGATGTTTATGAAATGGGCGGCTTAATTCTTGGTTATACCATGCTAAATAATGGTGACGCCGCAGGTAATGCATCTTATACTATTACTACCTCTTATGTTGTGCCTAGTGCTGATTGGAAAGTTGTGTTTAAAGCCCCGGCTAGCGGTAAAGTAGAAATACAATTTTTAGGGTACCTGGCGTCTGCGGCAACAGGCAATAACTATGTTTATATGGGATTATCAGATAATGCGACATATAATACGCTAGGGGCTCAATATGAAAAACAAATATTTGAACCTGACGAAGACGATAATATTATGCTAACTCATAGTTGGTACGTCACCGGCCTGACTGCCGGTACCGCCTACACATATTATATTGGTACGAAAGGTACAGCAACCGGGCACTATTGGTACTATGGAGGAACAAATGCGGATGAAAATCCTCCGATAATAATTCGAGCAGTAGCTTTGCCAAATACGGTAGCTACTGATTAGAAAATGCTTGACTTTATATGATTATTGTGTTATTGTAGGTATATAAAAGTTAGGAGAAAGAAGATAATGACTAAGAAAATACCCTTTGTTGGACTCCATGCCCACAGCGGACTCAGCCTAAACGATGGCCTTGGCTACCCGCAAGACCACATGAAGTTCGCTTACGACAATGGCTCAACGGCTCTGGCCTTAACAGACCACGGCCACATGAACGGGCTACCTTACCAGGTTTTGCATGCCAAAAAGATGATGGCCGATGGTAAGAGCTTTAAGCCCATCTTTGGTGTCGAGGCCTACTTCCTTCCCTCGCTAGATCTTTGGCGAGAGGAGTATGAGCGCGTCCAAGCTGAGAAGAAGGGGAAGCGAGACAAGAACGAAGTCGGACTCTCTATCGAGGATGAGCAGGCTTCAAAACAAAAGGTGAAGGACATTCTTAAAAAGAGAAACCACCTGATTCTCCTTGCGCAAAACCAGCAAGGACTGAACAACATTTTTAAGCTAGTATCGGAGAGCTACAAAAGTGATAATTTTTACCGCTATCCTCGTATTGATTACGATCTTCTTGCACACTATAACGAGGGTGTTCTTGCCTCTTCTGCTTGTCTTGGCGGCGTATATGCTGGTGACTACTGGGACAATCGAGAAGCTGGCACAGACGCTGTTCTAGAGGCAATGCGAGTGACCACACGGAGAATGAAGGCGATCTTCGGAGACCGGTGGTATGGAGAGATTCAGTGGAATAATATCCCTGACCAACATAAATTAAATCAGCACATAATTCAGGTTTGCAGAGAACTTGATGTCGAGTTAATATCAACGGCAGACAGTCATTACCCCAACCCTGACGCCTGGAAAGACCGCGAGCTTTACAAAAGAATCGGCTGGCTTGGTAAGGGAGGGTTACCGGGATACATGTCCGCAGACCTTCCTGATGGAGTCGAAGAGATTGGATATGAACTTTATCCGAAGAACGGCGAGCAGATGCTTGAGTCTTATCGCAAGTATTCAGAACTACTCAAGGTTGACTACGACGATGAACTTGTTTTGGATTCAATCAAGAGAACCGATCACATCGCTCACGATAGAATCGAGGACTTTATGCCAGACAACGAAGTTCGACTGCCAAAGTTTGTGGTCCCTGCTGGCAAGACAGACATCCAAGCCTTGACAGAGAAGTGTGTTTCCAGCCTGAAGGACAAGGGTTTGAATGACAAGCAAGAATATGTTGATCGTCTGAAAGAAGAACTGGGAGTTATCAAGGATCGTGGTTTCGCGAAATACTTTTTGACTATGAAAGCAGTCGCAGACAAAGCTAGCTCACTTCAACTGACTGGCCCAGGCCGCGGCTCAGCAGCGGGATCTCTCGTCGCATATGTTTTGGAGGTCACGCAGATTGACCCGATTAAACACGGGCTCTTGTTCTCTCGTTTCTTGAGAAAGGATGCGGTTGACTATCCTGATATCGACTATGATGTCTCAAACCCCATGGCCCTCAAAGAAGTACTAATCGAAGAGTGGGGCGACACAACTGTTGTGCCCATCTCCAACTACAACACGCTGCAGTTGCGATCTCTGATCAAGGACGTGTCTAAGTTCTATGACATCCCCTTCGTGGAAGTCAACACTGTCACAGGCCGAATGATTGCCGAGGCTACACCGATTGCCAAAAAGAAACACAACATCAAGGCAGGTGTTTACGTGCCTACCTTCGAAGAGGTGATGGAGTTTTCCGACAGCCTTCGCAGCTTTCTTCAAAAATATCCACATGTTAAGACACACATTGAGGCTCTCCTCGGACAAGTCCGTTCAGTTTCAAGACATGCAGGCGGCGTCGTTATTGGTGAAGAACTCGATAAGTGGATGCCGCTGGTGAACAGCGGGGGTGTTCGACAAACTCCATGGAGCGAAGGACAAAACGTTCGCCACCTTGAGCCGCTAGGTTTCATTAAGTTTGACATCTTGGGCCTCGCCTCGTTGCGAATGATTGAAGACGCCATCCGACATATTCTTGTGCGCCATCATGGGTTCGCGAACCCAACGTTTGATGACGTCAAAGACTATTACGATGAGCACTTGCACCCCGATAAGATTAACTTAAACGACCAAAAAGTTTATAAAAATATCTTTCACAAGGGCAAGTGGGCAGGAGTGTTCCAGTTCACCGAACGTGGTGCTCAAGACTTTTGCAAAAGAGCAAAACCAAAAAGCATAATCGACATCTCAGCCATTACATCTATCTACCGCCCGGGCCCACTGTCGGCAGGCGTTGATCAGAGTTACGTTGATTCAAAGAACAACCCCGGTGGAGTTGAGTATGTCAACGGTATTGTAAAAGACATAACGAAAGAAACCTATGGCTACCTAATCTTCCAAGAACAGATTGCTATTCTTGCCCATAAGCTGGGCGAGGGCATTAGTCTAGACGAGGGCAACGGGTTACGCAAGCTACTAACTAAGAAGGGCACTGGAGATCATGAAAAGAAGAAAACAAAAATCTATGAGAAGTTCGTCAAAGGTTGTACCGCTAAGGGCCTCTCCCGAGGAGATGCGAACGAGCTATGGCAAAAATTCGAGTACTTCTCAGGATATGGTTTTAATAAGTCCCACGCTGTTAGCTACAGCATTCTTAGCTATCAGTGCGCTTGGCTTCTTAATTACTATCCCTCAGAGTGGGTTGCGGCTTTTCTCGATAAAGAGCCGGAGAGCAGAAAAGAAAAAGCACTCAACATCGCCAAGTCTCTTGGATTTGGTATTGAAAAACTAAACATCAATACCTCTGGCACAGTTTGGGAGATCTCCGCGGACGGCAAAACTTTGATTCAGCCTCTTACCTCTATCAAGGGCCTAGGAGACGCAGCCATTGAGCAGATCCTTAGCAACAGGCCGTTCAATACGATTGAGGATCTTTTGTTTCGCGAGGAGATAGTCTACAGCAAACTCAACAAGAAGGCGCTGGATGTTATGTGTCGTTCTGGGGCTCTGGATGAGCTAATAGACGAAAGGTTTTCTGGTATGAAACACATGTGGTCAGCGGCTATTGCTGACCGGCCAAAGAGCACCAAGAAGTTGGCAGAGAACATTGAGAACTACAGAAACGAAGGGGAGTTTTCGATTGAAGAGAAGATTCTCTACTTGTCAGAGTTGACGGGCTTCTTTCCGATGCACTTGGTCCTCAAGGAGGAGACGAGAAACAAGCTCGACGAGATGTTTATCCCGCCTATATCCGAGTACGACCTAGAGCTTTGTGAAGCGGCGTGGTTTATCCCCCGCGAGGTTATCAAACGGAAGACAAAAAACGGAAAAGACTATTGGATCTTGAATGTCATTGACTCAAACAATATCTCCACTCAGATTAGGGTTTGGGGTGTACGAGATAGGGATAAGATCTATATCAACCGGCCTTATATGGGCACGCTAGATTACAATGAGCAGTGGGGCTTTTCTACCCGTTCCATTTATCACAACCTGAGACTAATAGGGTAGGAAAAAATGTATATTGATTTCATTTTTGGCTTTTCACTTGCCATGATTTGTGTTACAATTGTAATTGCAACCCTTCAAGTCTTGCGCGAAAAAAGGAGGCGGTAATGGGAAACTCATTTGACAGAAAAATCCGACGGAAAAAATCCCGAGAAAAAACAAAACAGAACAATAAAGATCTACAAGAAAAGCTAGGTCTTTTTGACAGCCTATCAGAAAGCTGCTTAGTTTGTCAGAAACCATTTGATAAAACCAACAAGGACATGGTAATGTCTTGGAATGTGGTCGTTCGTTCAGAAGAGCAGAAAGTTAATTTGTATTGTCCAGAATGTTGGAACTCTGCTTTGAAAACAATTAACGATTTCAGGAAGCATGTCGAGGAGAAGAACAAAGATAATGATAATTAACGCAGACGGCAAGGTTGCCGGCAATTTTGAAAAAGTTTTTAGTTTTGATGACACATTATTAGTACCAAATTATTCAGACATAGAGAGTCGCCAAGAGGTTGATATTGGAAACAACCTAGGCCCTCACCAGTTAAACATACCAATTATTTCCAGCCCTATGGATACGGTTACCGAGGAACAAATGGTCCGCACCATGGCCAAGAATGGCGGCCTAGGCGTCATACACAGATATAATACGATTGACGACCAGCAAAGGATGATTGAGCTTCTCCGCCGCGAGATGGAGGATGTTGCAGTTGCAGTTGGGGTCTCAGGGGATTTTAAGGAAAGGGCCTTGGCCTGTGTCGCCTCCGGAGCCACGGTTTTGTGTGTTGACATTGCCCATGGACACCATATCCTCATGGAGCGCGCCCTTAAAACATTAAAAGACAGGTATCCGAACACCCACCTCATGGCCGGTAACGTTGCAACACTTGAGGCTTTCAATGACTTGGCAGACTGGGGTGCTGACAGCATCAAAGTGGGAATTGGCGGAGGATCGATCTGCTCAACCAGAATACAAACCGGCCATGGCATGCCCACCCTCCAATCAGTGCTTGAGTGCGCCAAGAGCGACCGCGATGTAAAACTTATTGCAGATGGTGGTATCAAAACGAGCGGAGATATAACGAAAGCCTTGGCTGCCGGTGCAGACTTTGTTATGCTGGGGTCTCTCCTGGCAGGCACCGATGAAAGCCCGGGGGATGTGTATACCTCCCAAAAAGGGAACAAGTACAAGGTTTACAGAGGTATGGCCAGCCGCGAAGCGCAGATTGATTGGAGAGGAACAGTTAGTTCGTTGGAAGGTATATCAACAACGATACCTTATAAAGGTTCGGTCGAAAAGATATTGAGAGAGTTGGTCCGTGGAATAAAATCAGGATTTTCTTATTCTGGTGCGCGGTCGATTGAGGAGCTTCATGCCAAAGCAAGATTTATAGAACAAACCAGTGCAGGGCAAGTTGAAAGCTCTACTCACATTTTGAGGAGTTGAGATGTCAAGTGAATATGGAAACACTCTCAAAAAGATATGTTTTGAAGAAACAGATAAGAGACATGCCGATTTGAGAATTAGGCTACACGCCGATGATATAAAACAAGGAGAGTTTTTTAGAGCTATGATTACAGGTTACATTGAGAAAGATAATGATTTGTTAAATTTTTTGGATAAGCACAAAACGCAAAGCAAAACAAAAAACAACAAATTGCGAAAGATGATAAAAAAGGGAGAGGAAACAAAAAGAATTTTTGGCCTTGACGAAAATGAGATTGAAGATATCTTTGATATGATTGCAAGGGAGAATCCAGAAATATGAAAAAATGTTTTGACTTATGTTCTTCAAAGGACGTTGCTTGTCCAATTAAAGATTGCAGATACTGGATTGAATATCCCGATGATTTAAATTGCACCATGGTTGCTGTCGATAAAAACGGAAGGATGACATTGAGAGAAGTGGCGGACAGAATGGGCGTGAGCTTTGTCCGAATAAAACAAATAGAGACAAAAGCACAGGAAAAATTAAACAAGAGGCTTCTCCGCAAGGAACGCCTACATTAAAATAACAAACAATTTTAGTGTTTTAAGGTTTTAGACACTATTTATATCAGGTAAATTTCTATTTCAAGGAGTATTAAAATGAAAGACAAGAACCTGCTTAACGAAGGCACCATCCGCCGCTTTATGAAACTGGCTTCATTGACACCAATTGCTGAAACTTTTGTTTCCTCTAATTTCCAACAGGTGGAAGAGGAAGAAGAGCTTGAGGAAATGGGCGGTGTATATGACCGAGACGAAGAGGAAGAGCTTCCTCCCGCTCCGGAAGGAGACATGGAGCCTGAGATGGATATGGAGCCTGAAATGGGCGAAGAAGAAGCCGCAGGAGCCCCCGAAGACAAAATCGCTCAGCTAGTACAAGGTAT